GTAGACTTCTTCGGCTGATTTGGCTACATTGTAAACTGATGTAGATGATATTGAACCATTAAAATAATGACCTGCACTTGAACCTCCTGTTCGATTTCCAATTACTGCACCTACACTATTTGTATTTAAAGTAACTGATGATGCAGTTCCTGCTGATACTCCATTTCTATAATAAACAAGATTTCCACTTCCATCAACTGTTACTGCAATATGAACCCAAACATTATCATCTACAAAAACAGCATTACTTGTTCCAATAGAAACACCAGAACTCAAAAGTCTAATTTTATCTGTAGAGCCTTGAAAGTTTAAAGCATATCCACCAGAGGTTGAATCATCAAACTTTGAAAAAATATAACCATCTTCACTTGCACCATTTGGTTTAATCCATGCCGATATTGTTAAGACACTTAATTGTAAACTTGAATTATCAGATATAGTTATCATGACATTTGTACCATCAAAATCCACTACAGAAAATCTGTTGTCTCTCATGGGGGTAAATCTGCTCTTTGCAAACTGCTTTATGGTTTGAGCATCGAGTTGAGTCTTATAAAGAGCAAGATTTGATATTTTACCATTTGCATAAGTAGAGCTAATTCTTCCAATTTCTAACTCCCCACCTAGATTTTCCATAGCTACATAAGTACCACCACCAATTAGTGTTGTTGATTTTTCAACACCATCTATATATAATTTTACACCTGCATTAGCACTTGTTCCACCTACACCATTATATGTAGCACATACATGAAACCAAGAATCTTGAAGGCTTGTTAAAGCAGTATTAAAATATGCACCTTCAAAAGTATTATTTACACTTTCATCATACAAAGAGAAAAATAATTTATCATCACCATCTAATTGAAATATATATTCAGCATCTGTATTAAAGACACCCTTTGATACTATTGTAAAGTTTGTAGCATCGACAGGGTTTATCCATGCAGATATACTAAATGGCGAATCACTTGAGCCATCTCCAAATGATAAATCATCATTATCTGCAACACTCACAAAATCATCCGTACCATCAAAGTCTGTATAGAAGTCCTGTCTTGCGATTGCAGTATTTGATTCTGGTTCTGCTTTGTCTCCACAGCGTAACCAGAGTTTAAGGTTGCCTGTCCTGTCTGTAGCATACTTAGATGCTTTAGAGAAATCAACTGGCTTTGAGGCGATCTTTGCGACATCTGAGGCACTTAAAGCAGTATCCCAGATAGCAACTTCGTCAATGAGTGATTTTATTGCTCTTGGAGTACTGTAATCTTGATTGCCTATGTGTAAATTAGGAATATGTTCTGTTAAATCTGTTCCTGTAGAATTACTCGCAACTAAACTTCCATTTTTATATAATTTATTACCAACTCCAGATTCATGTACAGCTACAACATGATGCCAATTTCCATCATTTGATGCACTTCCAGAATCTGTAATTAATATAGAACCACCTCTATAAATTTCAAATTCTAATTTTCTACTACTATTTAATCTTATTAACCAACCATCATTATCGCCATCATTTGCTTTAGATACAAATATTTCATTAGTTGCAGTTGCGTCTGTTGTGTTAAACCAAAAAGAAACTGAAAAACTACCACTAAACTGTATTCCTGTTGAATTACCACAGTCTAAATAATCATTAGAACCATCGAAATTGAAGGAAAAGTCGTTGGGAAACTTTTTTATTACCCCACTCTTTGTTAGTAGGTTGCCTAAGCCAAGCATTGACTTAGCCTATGTAAGCTATTACAAGTCCAGATGTAAGGTCAATAGTATTCCACCTACCATAGATAGTAACACCCTGTGGTATTGTTTCAGATGCCATTGTATTACCATTGTAACTACCCACACCATAACCATTGGTAGTATCTGTAGGTGTTAGTGCATTAAATACAGTATCCTCTAGCATTGTAATTGCTACAAATGTACCTGAGTGAACTGCTGTATCTGAAATAAATTTAGCACCTGCTTGACCTAGTGCTACATTGCTGGATTCATTAACCGTATATTTATTTATACTTGCCATTTTGTTTCTCCTATCTTATGCCTTACCGAGCGTGGCAACTCTCATGGGCATATTGGTTATTTAAAATCTGCTGGGACTACTGCCCTAGTTCCACCAGTTTTACTTCTCTTTTTTGTTCCGTATTTCTTTACGGCATTATTAAAACTTCTTTCATGTTGTGCCATTAGTCCCATAGAAACCTGTGCTATATTACCGTCACTTGCCGTTCCAGCCCTATCCATATATAAGCATTTTTTCACATAATCTACAATAGCAGAATGAAATAAATTATCCACATCTGGAGTATCTGTAATTGCAGTTACTCTTTTAGGGTTTCCATAGTAATGTATTAAAAGACCATTAACTATATTATGATCTATTGCAGTGTAAGATTTCCTAGCTGTTCTCGTTTCACTTTCTGAATCATAGTTTGTAATGATACCCATGTGATCACCACGAATAAAATAATTAACACTAGCTTCAGGATACTTTATATTACCAGCTAGTTGACCAGTACCTTGTGTAGTTGTAGATATTGTATGCGTACTATTAAAATCAGAAGCATCTGTAACACTACCTCTATTTGTGTTTGTCACTGTAACTTCATTGCTAGAAATAGATGCTGAAAAATTAGACAAAGCATCTAATGCATTTTTTACCGCTGTCGCAACTGTAGCCGCATTATCATCTGTAGATATATTTACTTCTATACCTGTTTTACCAGATAGCGATGGATCTGAGCCTCCACTAGAAACATCAAACCAAACATAATATTCTACTGTTTTAAATCCTACGTCTGTGGTTGCATCTACCTCGATAGCATTAATAAAAAAATATGTACTTTGTTTATTCCCACCCTCATCAGGTCTGCATATTATTTTTGTTACTTCTTGTGCTAATGCCATTATTCTGGTACGTTTATTGCACTTTCAGATGCAATGTCAAATTGTAAAGGTTCACCATCTAATACTCTAGGTATTCTTATATAGTCACCAGCATCATCAAGAATATCTACTCTATAAATTTTATTGACTCCCAGTTTTTCATTAGAAGAATCAGAGTCACTATCGCCAATACCATAAAACATCTTACCTGATTCTAGATCTATCTTAGCAGATATAGACTTTTGAGAGTACTGACCTATCTCATTAATAGCATCATTAATAAGTGACATAATATATGCTTCAGGTGCATCTGGAAATACTTGCCTAACTCTACTTATAATTTGCTTTACTGTTAATGTATGTATTGAGTGTGACATACTACCTCACTAGCTGGGCTAACCCAGATTTATAATCTTCTTTTAATTGATTTATGATTGGAATATACAACTCTATATCTTCTTCTCCACTATATAATGCTTCTAAACTTTTTATTGTAGCGTATATAACTATTAAATATTCTGCCTCACTTGGAAAGTTTGCTATTGCACTATCTCCAAAAGCTACAGATGGAAATATAACATGAAGAACTTTAGCATTTTCTGATGCAGTAGGTGTTGGATATACCTCTAATATATTATCATATATTAAATAAGCTGGATCTGTTTTAGTTGCAAAATCCATTTCACTACTATCTTGAATTTTACCTCTTAAATAATTTGAAACAAATCTACAAGGCTGATCTAT